AAAAGACATGTCACCAATCTAGGGTGTTTCGCCAACAACACTCTACATGTGCACTGAGTCATGCACATGCTCGACAACGACTTGCTAACCAAAAAGAATTGGCCAGCTTGCCGGAAGCCGTGAGAGCTTCCATTAGTCGAGGGTCACTACGGTCGGTAGAGCACCAGTTCCAGTATTTGGAATTGGAGTCTACTCGACCCAGGCAACCTCCCAACGTCGAGAAGATTATGGAAAGTCTTCTCGACTCCACTTGTCTTTGGATCGCCTCTCATCGATTAATCGTTCAAAAGTGCCGCCTTGAGCAGGCCTTAGAACGAGCATCGATTGACGCGAAACGAAGACAGAAACTGAGAAATCTCCTAAAGAATAACTGGGGAACCTCGAAAGAAGGGTCGACGGTACAAGGAATTATAACACAATGTTATCGTTCCGTACCTCTCTCTTCAATCTTTGGAATCCCAATTGGCCATACCATCGGCCATTTCTTTAAGGAGGAGTGTCGTTTTCGACACGTGCTTGGTTTAGCAGATGCAGTCCACTGTGCCATGATGAACATGGGGATCTCTGTTTGTTTTCCTCAAAGACTTTGTATCTGCCCCAAAGGGGCATTGACAAGTCTGAAAAATCTAAAAGTAAGATTTAAGGAGTTCAATCAGGAGGATCCTCTAAAACATGGCAGGGTTCAGGTAAACCGAATGGTTTCCAAGAACCGTCGTCTCCGTTTGATCTTTCATTATCTAAAAGTCTTTCCTCATCAGAGAAAAGAAAAAGAGTATGTGAAGATCATCAAAGAATCTCTTATAGACACTTTTTGTGTTCAGATGGGTCAGGATCGACCAACTGTTACTCACAGTTTGGTCCCTCTTTTCCCGGAAGCAACACAGAAAAGGCTAGACAGGTTGTTCACGGCCTCGAAGAAGCGGAGGGTTCATTTTTATAAGAACCTTCTCGAATCCAAGAGTCTGTGTGCACCCGTCGGGGAGGACATGATTATGGAGGCATATGAGAAGCATAAAACTTCTCTGTGTCGTCCAGAATCAGATGTCCTCGACGTCCCACAAGAGTTTCTTAGAAAGCTCTATCAGTATGGAAAGAGTGTAGGGAAAGAAGTTTCAAAGACGTATCGTCCTTATGAAACTTCTCTTCCTAACACTCGATCTACTGTAGAGTCTTCACGGAGACAGGGTGGAGCAAAGGGTGCCTTGATGGATTCTATTGAATTCCAAAAAGGTCCTCTTTATCTGAATCAATTGGATGGTCCGGATCGTCCCGAACCTTTCGTATTAGGCCTCTTCGGCCCTCCTGGAAGTGGAAAAACCACTTCCGTACGAAAGATCGTCTCGATCCTAGGATCATCTTTGTTTCCTTTGCGAAAAGGAAACGACTTGATATATAGTCGTTCATGTTCTACTGAGCATTGGGACGGTTATCATGGTCAACCAATCGTCGTCTTAGACGACTTCGGTCAGAACCTTGAGAGCCGTTCCGACTTAATAGAGTTTGAGCAGCTTGTTTCCACAAATCGTTACCTGGTTCCGATGGCTTCTCTTCCAGAGAAGGGAACTTCTTTCAACAGTCCCATCATCATATTAACCTCTAATTGCTCGTTTGGCTCAGTTATACTGAGTAACTCGGGTAAGAAGGTGGTTGAAGATGATATGGCTGTTTGGAGAAGATTTCATTTCCCTGTTCTGGTAGAGAAGAATTTGGATTTTAAAGAGTATTCTTTAAATTCCGCACTATTGGAACATCAAGTAACGTGGATGGAGAAGTATCGTGGAGGGGGTCCCCCTTCTGTTCGGGTTCCCGACTCTTGGCGTCAGTCAAGAGAAGGTTTCCTAAAAGAAGAGGCCTATCCCGATGCTATTTCTCTCACGATTGAGTTAATCGAACGTTTTAGGAAACATACCGATTATCATTTTCAGGAGTTAACTAACTCCTGGAGACAGACAATCAGTTGTTTCCATATGCACGTCCGACAATCCATAAGACCTCTTTACGAGGTCGAAATCGAGGAGAGAAAACTAGCTGTTCAGTCGAACGATGTCTCCTTATCCTGTGTTTTCCCTAGGTATCCCCCCTATCACTCACCAGTGGTGGAGGCCGTCGCTCTTCCTGAACCCCTAAAGGTTCGGATGATCACGAAGGCGGAGAAGGATACCAAGGTATTACAACCTTTCCAGAGATCTTTATTCCAGTATCTGAAATCGAAACCACAGTTCTCACTTACCCATGGGGTGAAGTTTGATCATATGGAAGAGTTTTCTGATAAACTAGAATGGATCTATCGGATAGAGTCCGAAATAAAGGCAATTCTTGATAGGAAAAAGGAAGGTGA